TAGATGACGTTGCTAAGTACATGAAACAATGGGGACTAACTCCTAATCATGATACCGTGAAGTTACATCAAGAACTATCAAGCACAAGTTGCCCTAGACGCTCCGTAGAAGCTCACGGTGGCACGGTAGATAGTTGTCGCTCATACTTTATCGCAGAACTAAACAAACGCCTTACAGGACAAACTGGAGGCAATAACAACAACACAACAGAAAGCGGAGAAATTGAAATGTTTCTAATTAATTGTAAAGACACTGGAAATTGGTATGTATGTAACGGAGTTTCAGCACGACATATTAAAACAACTCGTATGCTTGGAGGTTTCCAAGGTAAATTTGGAGCAATCAAGTTACCAGAAACTATTATGTATCAAGATGAATTTGAAGCAGAGTATGGAAAAGTAGACTAATAAAAAATAATATAAAAAAAAGACAGCTTTATAGCTGTTTTTTCTTTTGTAATTGAAGATATCCTACTTTCTATTTTTTAATTTTATTTATATTTTACCAAGTCGCCCAAGCTGAACCACCTGAACCATGATATATACTTACAGCTTTATCTAAATAATCTTGTGGGCTTAAATTAGATACTTGCCCATGAACACTCTGCATAATTTGAAGTAATCCGTAGCATGATAAACTATTCAAGGCATAAGGGTTACCGCTAGATTCCTTGTAAATAACATCAAGCCATTTACTAGCGCCTACTCCTGTCTTACTTGCTAGGTATTCACTAGCCTGTTCAGGACTTACGTTAGACCAATCCGTTCCAATGTTGCCATTAGTTGCTGTATTTGACATAACTTCCTGCTCCCTTTCGGCTTCAAGTTGTTCTCTTGCGATTCTGTCAGCTTCAACTCGTTGTTCTTCAAGTGCTTTCTCCTTAGCTTGCCTCATATGCTCATATTTTGCTTTCTCTTGCATTTTAAACTCTTGCTGATATAATTGTGCCACAATATCATTAAAGCCCTTGTCAGCCTTTTTATGAGCTTGTTGTATTAATACTATACTTCTAGTTGTGTCATCTGTTAAAATAAATATATTTCTTCTCCTTTTTGTTGCTTAATTGCTTACTTGATTAATAGCTTCAATAATATTATTGCCAGCATTTATTAGAATTTCATCACTTACAGTTACATTCTTTCTTGAAAATAGTTCTTTCTCAATCTTCATGAAGTGCATTGCTTTAGCTAAAAATTGAGCTGATGATTCATAATAGATTGTTTCCAGTTCATCATCTGAAAGCTGTGTTAAATCATCATTAGCAAAAGTTGTGAGTTTTCGCTTAATTTCTTTGCCGTCTTCTTCTTCTATATAGTAACGCTTCATCTATTCATTCCTTTAATTTCAATTTTTTCAATAATATACCTTTTAGAGCCAAGCTCAAGGCTCACTAGATAATTATTAAAATGGTCATTCTTGTTCAAGTCATTAGCAATCTTTCTAGCTGTTTGCTGTGGATATTTTGACCTATTAATCTGACTTGTGTATTCGTGTAATATTATCTCATTGCCTCCCTTTGCATTTTACGCTTCAATCGTTGCTTATATAGATATTCTTTGCTTGGATTCAAGCTATATAATAACTCATCTAATAAGTCAAAGGCTTCTCCGTGATTACCTACATCGTCAATTTTTTTAAGTGTAAGCTCGTGCATTTCATCATCATTGAAAAACATAGTGAGATAAGGGAATGCTACGGTATTCGGTAGGCTCAAGCGTGATTTAGTTACTCTTAGGTTAGGGTATTTACCTGTTTCAGCTTTAACTTTTAACTCAAGCTGTGCCATTCCTATACCTTGTTCTTTCAGAACACTAGTGATTCTTTCATATAATTCTTCGTTTGTCATTATGCTATAACCTCAATTATTTCTGTATGCTTTTTAACTTCATATCTTTGTTCTTCTGGAAGCAATTCATTCCATTTTAAAGCCTCTTTTTTGTCATAAAACTTACGTGTTTTAATTTCTTTTTCCAATATCCAAGATACTGTGTAGTATGTGAATTCATCTTTCATTATCCAATTACTCCTGTCTTTATATTTAGTCTTTGCTGACTTGATAAGTGATATAAATTACACCACTTACAGTAATAAGCTCTAACTGGTATCTTATCAGCTTTCTTTTTGTTATGCTGGGCATTTACTATTGAATATAAAGCGCCCATTTTTGTGTATTTGCGTTTCTTACACTGAGTTGCCATTGTTTAATCTCCTTTCTATAAAACAATAGTATCAAAAAAAGTTCACACTGTCAAGCATAAACTTTATTTTCAATTATTCTTCGTCTTTCCATTGTTTGAAATCATCAGCCATATCTTGTATAAAGCCCATAATGTCGTCAGTAGTGTACTCTGTAAGCTCATTCTCATTACTTAAGTTAGCTAGTTCTTTGGCATAGTCTAAAGCCTTATTGTGGTCCTTATCGTAGCTTTCGCCCTCTTTCTTGCCAGCTCTTACTAGATACTTCAATACCTGCATTGTATACCACCCTACAAGCTCTTCGTATTTAAAATTATGTTTCAAGTATTCGTTAAGTTCTACACCGTATTCGTTGGTATAGTGCTTATTTGTACTGTAATTCATTTAGATGTTACCTCCAATCCATGTAATAAGCAACGTTGCGAGCATGCCTATCCAAGTGATAGCGATAAGTGTAAAGCCGACACCTACAACTATCATTAAAGTTTTTACTGTATCTTTCATTTTATCTCCTTAATTTGATTTTCTGTATTTTTCCATAACTTTAGGGTACTTACTAACAAATTGCAATTGCTCTTGATGTAAACGACTTGACCAGTGGAATAGTCTATCAATTTCAGCTAAAGCGTCAAACTTTTCATACATCTCTTTAATGTAAAATTCTGCATTTCCTAATGACTTCCAATGTGCTGATGTTCTCACAGAGTCCCCATTTTTAGCAAGTTTACTTGCGTTGATATCAGCCTTTTCTTTTTTCTTCATCAGGCTATCAATCTCTTTAAATATAATCTTTAACAATTTCACTTGATAGTTTTGCACTATTTCTTCGGCTGTCATCTCTGCACCTCTTTCATAATTACATTCTATCAAATTGCTTTTACTTTGTCAAACATTAACTGTTTTTAACCATAAATAACTTTTCATTTTCTTTGTTACTTGCTGTTCCTTGTAAAGTGCTGCGCGCTTTATCAAAAGAATATACAACTTCAAAACGTTCATCTGAAATCGAATAACTTGAAATTATCACGATATTGGTTTTAGCCATTTCAAACGCCCAGTCGTAAAACTCTTGACTATTGAATGAATTTATATAACCATCTTGGTTGGTTCCTTCATAAGGTGGATCAAGATATAATATAGCATTTGAAACTTTGCTAAAGTCATGATAACTTTTATTCGTTGCTTTTATTTTATTTACTTTTTGAAGTCTGTAAAAATGTTGAAGCCGTGGAAGTTGTTCAAGTTGTTTATGCGTTTCTATCTTAGTGTTAAACCAATTCCAGTCCAGTCCAGAAGTAACTTTCTTATATGTTTCTGTTTGTCTATAACCGCTAAAAACGTCATGCTTTTCAATAATTTTTTTAGCAAGATTATATTTCAAATCTGAAATTTCTTTAGAATATAAATAATTTCTCTTTTTATTACCAAAAGAGTTGACTAGTAACTTCAAAAAGTCATCTGTCGTTTTGTTCTCTTTAGCCTTAATCTCGAAGAACTCATCTCTTGAAATAATTAGCGTTTTAATCCACTCACGGTCTTGCGAAATAACCCGTTCAAATGCGTTGGTTATATCCTTGTCTAAGTCGTTATAATGGACTTCTAGGCCGTTTAAAATACATTCGGCTGTAATTGCTCCACCTCCTCCGAAAATGTCATAAATCGGTTTAGTTGTGCCAAAGTTCTGTTTGATGATTTCAATAATCTTCTTGCTTATCTTTTTCTTGCTTCCTTGATATGGTAATCCGATAGGTCTACCTTTTCTGATTTTCTTCTCGTCTAAACTAAGCATTATTTATTGTCTTTCTAGTTTGGTAAAATTTATTCCATTTTTCTATAAGTTCTAGCAACTTATGTTCATCATATTCAGTAAATAGCTCAACCTGTGATGTACACCAGCAATGTAAACAGCGATCGCAACTATAACAGATGTTCATGTATCCTCTACAACCTTTGCAAACTCCTAAGCCATTACTCGTTGGAATATCGAAGCAATGGCAATATCTTTTGTCGTTAAAGTATTTTCTTGTCATTTTAAAAGTCTTTCTACAATATATATAATCAATTCTTTTGGTACACTTGAACGCAAGTTATAATTTCCAGTAGAATCAGACCAAGATTTAACTTGTTTCCAACCTTTTGGAACTTTTTTTAATTCTAGTTCTTCAGTTGTCGCAAAGAAAGTTGGTTTTTTAGTGTATTTTTCATCATAAGCTGCATAGTGGGCTTCATTTTTAACGTAGTTTTTATGAAATAATTTCCAACAGTAACTTGTTTTTGGATTTTCTATAACTCCTGGAACTCCAAACTTTTCAATAATTTTATCAGTATTTATATGCAATTTTTCAGAAATATCACGTTTAATAATCAAATTATCAAAGTATTCTTTTTTATTTTTCTTCATTATTTTAATATTGTTATAAGTCGAAGTTTTCCAGTCATCAAAATCTGTTACTGGTATGCCATTATTATAATAATAAATGTTACCTTTTTTCCCACTATCATATCCACTAGCCGTGGCAATACTAAATGTCTCACATGGTGGGTTAGCAAAAATTAAATCAGGTTTAGGCAAATATTGAGTTTTTTCCATAAAATCATCTAAGTTAGTTAAGTCACAATTTATTACTGTATCTTTTTTCTGTATTCCGAAACTATAAACTTCATATCCAAGTGGCTCTAACGCTTTCTTGACTGATTGTTCCCCATCATCAAATAAAGCGTAAATTACTTTTTGTTTTTCCATTTTCTTTTCTCCGTTTCTCGGTTGCATTGGTGCATTCGTTCTTGGTGGTCTTTCTCTAAAGGTTGCGTGAGCCATTAGATG